GGATAACCCTAACTTTTCTAATAATTTCAAAGAGTTAAGCGGATAACAGTTATCCCTCAATTTGTTTTCTCTAACAATTTCAGGCACTTAGGCGGACTGGCAACTTTGTTTCTACAAAAAATTTTTTCTAAATAATTTCAACGACATACGACAGCGACAACGAATAATCCTTCACCGACACGATCCGACAGCAGTGTGGCGTCTGGCACGCTTCAGTCCCGGCCTCAACCTTGTTTTAATTGTGTTTCAATCTCAACTATTCCTATGCAAGAATTGTGCCAAAAGTGGCAGGGTACCAAATGACAACTCTGCCGTCAACTTCTGGAAGGGCAGAACCTGGCACACTTCAACCTAACCGGCCTGGCAGGGTAAATACCATATGCTATTAAATTAGGTTACACTTTTATTAAATTAGTTTATAGTTAAACTTATGCTACTGAAACTATTACAGAATTGAGGGGCGCATGCTATTAAATTAGTTTACACTTTTATTAAATTAGTTTATGCTTTTTCAGGTTTCTGAGGAATTGCAAGGCGTGGCCTTAGCTAAGTAGTAGGATTTATTGAGAAAAGTTTTTTCAGAAAAACGCTTGGTGTGGCATAGGAATTGCAGTATTAAGTAAGTGAGAGGAGGTGAGGAAGAGAGTGAGACGATTTTGTTTAGTAGTTTTTGGTGGCACGGCACTCGTGCTTTTGAGTGCCTTGTTTGTGGCCTCTACGGTTTCAGTTATTAGCTTTCTAACTGGACTCGTGGAATTGCTAACCAGGTTTTAGAGTCTTAGACTCGTGAACGTCAAACAGGAAAGGGGTGAAGAAAAATGAGCAGCGAGAAAGTAGTGGCAAAGGATAATAAAGGTATTATCCTTGGTACGGGTTCTGTCAACGTCTGTGAGAGTTGGAAGGATGTTGAGTCTCTCGGCCATGAAGAGATCATTGCATTGGTTAACCGTCAACGCAAGACAGATTGCCGTAATAACCTGGCACGCAAGGTTTCAGAGGTGGCGCAACTTAAGAAGTTAGCGAAGTCTAACCCTGCGGCAAAAGCAGACATTGACGCCATCCTGAGGAAGTACGGCAAGTAACCTTTAACCAGGTCTGCATAATCGTAAAAAATTATGCAGACTTTTTTTGCATCATCCCCGTGCGGATGCCTCTTAACCCACACCTCAATTTTTCATTGATAGCTTTAGCTACCAAATTTTTCAATAAACACTTGACAAAACAGACTTTATGTCTTATGCTTAATCAATGAGAACTTTATCTAACCTAATAGAAGAACTGAGGGCGGAAAATGCTCAAAAGACTAAGTCCGAGGCATCTCGAAATCATCCGAAATCTTGCTATGGGATTGTCGGAGAAAGAGGTGGCGGAGGAGCTTGGAATAAGCCCAGTGGGGATAAGCAGACTCAGGCGAGACCCCCTATTCGAGAGCGAGCTTAAGAAGCTTCAGAAAGAGATTAGGGATCGTACTATAGACTCCTGTACGAAGGCAATGGAGACGTTGAAGGGTGCAACGGAATATGCAGCAGAGATTTGCGTTAATAGTGTTAGGGGGGAATTAGATGGAGAGTTAATTCCAGTTCATTTACGCCTCAAAACTGCGTGGGATATCCTAAATCAGACGGGGGTCAAGATACCTGAGAAGAAGTTCATCGGGCACGCCGATGTGACAGAGGTTTTATTGTCAGCATATCGGAGGAGAGTTGGAGATAGAGAATCAGCTTGATGAGGCCATAAAATATTATGGCGAACATCCTATTGAGTTCTGTGAAGACCTGATTGGGGTTGAGTTAGATGATTGGCAGAAAAACGTAGTCAGGGATCTTCTAGAGCATCGTTTTGTTGCCATTCGATCAGGCTCAGGCGTTGGAAAGACTTGTCTTCTGAGCCTCGTTTCGTTGTGGTTTCTGGTCACACATCCTTTCAGTAAAGTACCCTCCACTGCACCATCTCAACATCAACTTCACGATCTTCTATGGAGTGAACATTATAAGTGGATAAAGCGTTCATCCTATCTTGACAATCTGCTTGATTGGACTCAAACCCGTGTTGAGGTGAAGGGCTTTGGCCCCGAATGGTATGCAGTTGCAAGAACGGCTAGAGTTACTCCATCAAGTGAAGTGGTGGAGGGTCTCCAAGGATTTCACTGCCTACGAAAAGATAGTGAGATACTAACAGACTCAGGCTGGAAGTTTGTATCTGATATTGACATCAGAAAAGATAAGATTCTCACTAAGAATCCAGAAACAAATGAAGCTTTTTATGAATCCCCTTCAGCTATGTTCAAAGGCTTTTATCAAGGTGAAATGTATCATTCTATTCACCAGAATCTAGATTTTTGCGTAACGCCCAACCATAAAATTCCCTATCGATCAGAAACTCGTAAGGGTTTAAGTGAGATGAAAATTGAGGAGATTCAAAATATTAATTATTCACGTTGGCATGTTGAAGATACTTTTAAGTGGGTAGGAAATGATGCAAAGACTTTTGAACTCCCTTCTTATACATCTCATAATACCTTTAGGTTTTCCAAAGAACTGGATGCAGAATTATGGTTTTGCTTTTTAGGGCTTTTTATGGCTGAAGGCCATTGTCGAAAAGATGGCCTTAGAGTAATGATTGCTCAGAAGAGTATTGAAAATACATCCATAATCGTACGCTTGATACAAAAGCTGGGCTTTGAGTGTCATGTTGCAGCACCAAGAGATGATATTTTTGTAATTTCTATTTACTCTGCACAGTTAGGTAAGCACTTAAAAAGTTTTGGTAGCTTAGCAACAAATAAAAGGCTGCCCTCTTATGTGCGTGATGCATCACCTCGTTTAATTAAGGCTTTTCTGAACGGTTACTGTTTAGGGGATGGAACAATTAATAAAAATGGAGCTCGTGTTTTTTTTACATCTTCTAGAGAACTTGCGGGCAATATACAGGAGCTTATTTTTAAGATAGGTAGAAAAGGTTCCATGCTTAGGTATAAAGTACCTGATAGTATTATAAGAGGAAAATTAGTTACAAACTGCGCTGATAGATATGTTGTTACGGAATATGTTAGAACTAATCCTGTTGTTATCTGTTCTAAAGTTAATCTTGAGAAGGTTTACTATGAGGGTGATGTCTATTGTCCTACGATGCCGACACATCATTTATTTTTCATGCGCCGAAACGGCTGTTGCATGTGGAGTGGTAACTCGTCGGATAATCTACTTTTCTTAGTTGATGAGGCTTCAGGTGTACCAGACGCAGTGTATCCTGCTATTGAGGGGGCTCTCACTGCTGAAAACTCTTATGTAGTTCTTGCAAGTAATCCTACCCGCCGTTACGGATATTTCTTCGATATATTTAATAAGCCTGGGCTAGGTAAATTCTTTAAGCTCCATCATGTATCCTGCTACGATTCGTCTAGAGTAGCCAGTCGATATATTGAATGGATGGAGGAGCTTTATGGTAAAGAGCATCCAGTTTTCCAGATAAAGGTATTGGGGGATTTTCCAGCATCAGACGATGAAGGCCCTCTTATTCCCTATGCTTTTATTGATATGATGATGAACAACTCTAAACCGAGGCAGGCCGATACTCTACTGATCGAAATCGGAGTTGACGTTGGCCGAACATCCTCACCAAGCATTCTCTGTGTGAGACAGGGATATATTGTGCTTGAGTTTGCCGATCTTCAGAAGCGGGGACAAATTAGTGATACGGATGATGTCATAGATTGGATTGAGACTCGGATCTTAGACTACAAGCCCTCAATAGTGAGAATAGATGCTATAGGAATTGGAGCAGGAGTTTATGATGGATTAAGGACGAGATATGGTGATCTTATTATACCAATCGTTGGGAGTGGCTCTCCTGTAGGCGAGGAGGCTAAACTTCGATACCTAAACCTTCGTGCGCAGGCATACTGGGGCCTACGTGAGCTAATCCCATACCTCTGGTGTATTAGGTGGCCTGATCGTGCCATTGTAGAACTTGGAAGCATTCGTGGCGGCATTACACGACAGGGTAAGTCGAAGATTGAATCTAAGAAAGAGATGCTCTCTAGGGCAATGAGATCGCCAGATTATGCAGATGCAATGATGTATGCATTTATGGATGAGGAGATATTTAGTAAAGCAGAGCTCCCTTTCAGTTTTGCATCTCGGTTTGCGGATATAAATGATAGCTTTGTAACATCGTCCCTTTGGTATTCTGAGAGTGAGTCTGATTTAGGGGCTAAATCTAAGTGGAAAATTTAGGGGGCCAAAGGCCCCCAATTCCAATTCCAGTCTAGGTTGAGGGGGGAAATGCCACAATATTTTACAGAAATAGGTAAAACTGGCATCAAGTGGAGTGCGGGCTATGTCTATGAGGAGTTCTTGCCAGTTCTTCAGGGCAGTCGGGGGATTAAAATCTATCGAGAGATGCGTGACAATGATCCTATCGTTGGAGCATGTCTCTTTGCCGTAAAACAAGTCCTCCGTGAATCTAGATGGGATGTTAAACCTTTCGACCCAGAGGATGCAGATTGCAAGAAGGATGCTGAGTTTCTAAGGGAATGTATGACTTCAATGTCTCATCCGTGGTCAGATTTTGTTAGCAACATTCTTTCTATGCTCGATTATGGATGGAGTTGGTTTGAACAAGTTTTTAAGAGACAGAAGGATGGGAAGATTGTTTGGAAGAAGATTGCACATCGCTCTCAGTCATCTCTTGAGAAGTGGGAATTAGATGAGAATGGCGGGATTAGGGGTATGTGGCAGAGGCCAGCACCTGATTATAGAGCCATCTATCTTCCCATTGAGAAATCTCTTCTATTTAGATCCGAACCTGCGGGGGATAACCCCGAAGGGCGTAGCATCTTGAGGAATGCATACCGTCCGTGGTATTACAAGAAAGCCATCGAGGAAATTGAGGGGATAGGAGTTGAGCGTGATCTTGCAGGCTTACCTATCTTAGTGCCCCCAGAAAATCTGGATATACAGAGTGATGCGCCAGAGGTAAAGGATGCCATAGTTTGGGGAAAGAAGTTGATAACGAATATTCGAAGGGATGAGCAGGATGGGGTCTTTCTGCCATATGGGTGGAAACTTGAACTCTTATCCTCCCCAGGCAAACGTCAATTTGATACTACTGCTATTATTGATAGATATAATAGAGAAATTGCTGCAACAGTTCTTGCACAGTTTATAATGCTTGGTATGCAGCGGACAGGATCGTATGCTTTAGCTAAGGAGCAGACGAATTTATTTTTCCTCTGTCTTGAGGGATGGGCAGATTCTATAGCAACGACGTTTAATAGATATGCCGTTCCGACTCTCTTTCGCTTGAATGGTATTCATAGACCGCCACCGTATGTTGTTCATACCAATCTTCAGAGATATAACTTAAAGGATTTGGCAAATTACGTATCGACCCTTGCCGATAAGGTTGGACTTGTCATAGATGAGGATGTTCATAACTATTTGAAGAGATATGCCAGACTTAGTGAGTTTAGTGATATACGGAAGTAGGCTTATAAATTTGGCACGTTGAAGATATGAGGCTTAAGAAATTACCATCCGACGTTGTTGTGGTTAGAGACTTTGTCTCGATTGTAGGTTCGACTGCTGCGGGGAAGGCTAAAGAGGATTCGGATATAGATATCCTCATCCGCTCAAAGCTTCAGGAAGATATGCTTGATGTTCAAGTGGAGAATGTTTTTCTGCCCGTGCGGAAGGTTCTCGACCCCAATAAGGATGGCAATCTTCACTGGATTTTTAACCCTCAAGGTTATCACGCAGATGCGATTCCTCTCTATGACTTAGTTCTTAGAAAGAAGCCATCCATAGAGAGGGTTACAGTTAAGGATTTTGTAAGACTCGATTTGGGGTGTGGGGATAATAAGGCAGAGGGGTTTGTAGGAATTGATAAAATTACGGAAGATGGTGTTGATATCGTGCATGACTTAGATTACGGCATCCCATTCCCAGACAATTCGGCATCAGAGATAAGAGCATATCATTTTCTGGAACATGCTAAGAGTCCTGATTATATTATGAGAGAGATTCATCGAGTTCTTGCAGATGGCGGCATACTTCATTTCGAGGTTCCCTCAACTAAGGGCGAGGGGGCTTTTGCCGATCCCACACATTCAAGTTTCTGGAATAAATCCTCTTTCGCCTTCTGGAGCGTACCAGAGTTGCTTGGGAATAGGCCAAAATTTGATGTTGATTGGATTGAAGAAGAGAAGATTTCAGATGAGAAAGTTTATGTAAGAGGTAGATTGATTGCAAGGAAAGACATGCAAAAGGATAGTTCATTTAAGCCATTTGTATCTTTCATACCTCCGAAGGCTATCGCAGCAAGTTATACCGATGCATTTTCTGGTCACGACTTATGGGATCGCTGGGCGTCAGGAAAGAAGTTTCCATTCTATGTCGAGCCTAAATATAACTCATTCCGCTCAATTATGGAGAAATCTGGGTCACGGGTGCGTGTCTGGTTTGAGGATTCTAAAGAGGATAAAGCTAAACGCCTCAGGCTCTATGATAAGCTGAAGAGTATAGATGCTGATTTTATTCTAGATTGTGCCGTAGGCATTAAGCGTAAGGGTAAGTGGTTATCACGCATCCAGCTGATGACTCTCACAGCGGATGTGCCGAAGTTAGAAGAAGGCGACAAGATTGTCACTGTGGTTTTTGATCTCCCTTATTGGAATAAAGACTTACACAAGCAACCATTTTCAGAAAGGCGGAAGGAACTGGAGAAATTTTATTCACGGTTTCTTAAAGGCTCTGATGCCTTTGAAATAAGTCCCTCGCATCTTTGTGAGACGAAAGATGAGTTTTTGAGCAAAGTTAAATCTGTGGCTAAAATCGATGGGTCAGAAGGAGCGGTGGTGAAGGTTGCAGAGGGGGATTATCCATTGAAGGGTGTAATGGATTCACAGGGCAAGATTAAGAATGTGTTAGAAATTAAGGCTGAAGTTCGTGGCATTCAAGTTAATAAAAATAATACTTATTCTTATCGAGTTGGAGTGCTTAAAGGATCTACTGAGTACGAGAATGTTTTTGAGGATAAGCCTAATCTGATAAATCTTGGAAAAACCTTTTCATCTAAGATAAAGGCTGAAGTGGGCGATATAATAACTGTTGAGGTTGAGGAGATTATTCCACAAGATAAAAAGCTTGTATTTCTGGGGCCAAAAGTTGTTGATGTTGATAGGACTCGAAAGGAGCCTTATACTGCGATTCAAATTATAGACATGGCGTCTCGCTCATCTGTCCTTCAGAAACAGGAGGAGGGTGATACGAGGACTGCGGCATCCGCAGCCTATTGGAAAAATCATTGGCAGGAATGTTTCCCAAAAAGCGGAAAAGGCCATTACACCTACCAGCATCACTGGAGAGGCTTAAGTGAGAATGAATCTAAACTATCAGAAGATGCGCTTTTGAAAACAGATCATAGCGTTCATGGGGATTTACGACTTGAAACTGACAGTGAAAGCTTGTGGGGTTTTAGTGTATTCTTAGGTAAAACATCTGATGTAGCGGGTGGTAGAGATTTGTATTCTCTTAAACAGGATGATAAGCTACAGGGTGCTCCGAAGCTTAAGATACCTCACGGATGGCTTACCGCCGCTCGGAAAGCTCCGCATGTGAGTAAGCCTGGAGGGCCAGGATCGACTATCTCCAGTTGGTCAAAGTTTTTTGAGGTTGATCATGGAACCTATGATGTTGGAGTGTGGCGAGAGCACTCTTTTGAGGTTTTTCTTCATGGAAATAAGTTTAAGGGCAGATTAGTTATTCAATATGCTCCTGTAGGTGGACATAGGGCTTGGCTTCTATCAATGCCCTCAGATCAGAAACCCTTTGCTGCAAGACATGAGAAGGATAAAATTATTTCTGAGCTTCGTGGAAAAGGGCAGCAATATCTAGTGTGGGCATCGCCTGGGGAGAAACCTGATCTTATTCAGGTTACTAAGAAGATTAGATTCTTTAAGGAGAATAAGAAGAAGCAGATCGTATATGGAGTTGTCTTGGAACCAGATCAAGTTGATCTTCAGGGCGAGTATGTAAATGCTGAAGATATTGAAAATGCTGCGCATGATTATTTTATAGAATCACGTAAAACAAAACTTAGTCATACAAAACCAGTCAATGCTAAGGCTGTTGAATCTTATATCGTCCCAGTTTCCTTCAAGTTTAACGATCAACTAATTAAGGAAGGTAGCTGGATTGTTGCTATGAAAATCTATGACAAGGAAGTTTGGAATCAGATCGAGAATGACCACATTGTGGGTTTTTCCATCGGGGGAACAAAATCTTTCCTATAAGGAGGTGATATGAAGTGAGAGGGAAACGGATTAAACCAAGGGTTGAGGAAATCTCTTTGGCATTTAATCCTGCAACAGAGAAAAAATTTTTTATGAAAAAGGAGGATGAAAACATGGAGGAGCTAATTACAATTTTGGAATCGGACGACAAACTGGTTAAGGAAGAGGAAGTCGATAAAGCTCTTGACGAAATGATAAAGGCTAAGGCACTTTCGGAAAAGGCTGGAAAGGCTGTTAAGGGAGCTTTGAAAATCTTGGGTAAGTACAAAGACGAATTACCTAAAGGTATCCTTAGCACTCTTTCAAAACTCGTTCCTGAGTATGGCCAGTATGCCGCACCAAAGGAAACAGAAGAAGAGAAGAAAAAGAGGGAAACGGAAGCTTGTAAGGAGCTAGAGGCTCGGATTAGGAAGGAAATGGAAACTTCTAAGACTGATGATGGTGAACTGAAACTTCTTAAAGAGGCCATTGATGCACTCAAGAAAGAGGCTGATGCAGCCAAGAAAATGCTTGAGGTTGAAAAGAATGCTCGTAGAAAGTTAGAGATCGCATCTGAAGTTAAGGAGTTAGACTATCCTGGTGATCCAGAAAAGACAACTGAGCTAATATTCTCCTTGGAGAAGGTTAATCCTGAGCTTTCTAAGGATTTCAAGGAGCATCTTAAGAATCTTGGCGAAATGATGAAAGCTGCGGGTATTTTTGACGAGGTAGGTTCAAGTATCGGCGGCGGAAGTGGAAGTGCTTTTGAGAAGAT